GCTCACTCCTCCGTCTGTCGCCGCGGTGCCAGGCCCAGAAGAAGCGGCGCCCGAACCTCCGCCTGAACCCCAAATTTCCACCGTGAGGGTGTTGTATTCCTGGATGACGGGGCTGTAGCTGCCGTATCCGAAGCTCTGCGAGCCCGGAAATACCTGGGGCTTGATCAATCCAACTCGGACTCGATTGAGGAATGGAAGAAACGACATCAGGTGTTCTTCCATCCTGCGCCAAGCCACTGAGCGAAAGTTGAGGAATAAACCCCGGTGTAGACGAGCGCCCAGCCACTCGCGCCCGTAGCAACAGTCGGTACGACCCCATTCGGGAAGCGGACATTGCCGTTCCAGCTCACCGTGCGGCCCCCACTCGCGTCCTGCACGAAGATCACGTCAACGGTCTGCCCATCCTTCGCATTGAGGAAGTTGACAGTGACATTTCCGGTCAAGACAACGCGGAATCGAACTCCCAGACTGCAATCGATGTTGAGGTTGCCAGAGCCGCTGTTTCCGAGGTCAACGAAGGCGACGGATTGCCAGGCTCCATCAACCGTGATGGCACCAAAGTTGGTGTTGCTTCTGATCTCCGCGGTCGTGGCCACGTTCTTGGTTGAGACCGTGCCGAGACCGAGGTTGGTCCGGCCGTTCAGCTGCTGCGTTACGTCCAGGCCCTGATTGTTGACGTCCACCCGAAGGCGAAAGCCGAGCGATGCAGTGACCGTGCCCGCGTAATTGGCATCGTTGCCAAGCGCAGCAGCCAGCTCGTTGATGGTGTCCAGCTGCGACGGCGCGCTGTTGACCAGCAGGGCGATCTTGCCGTCGACATAGGTCTTGTTCGCGTAGTTCGTCGGATCGAACGTGCCGGCGTTGTCAGCCGCTAACTGAGCAGCGTCGCGCGCTGCCAGCGTGTCGGCCTTCATCTGGGCAACCGCGCTCTTGTCGGCTGCAGTTAGCGCCGCATTGGAGATTGCCTGATCTTTGTAGGTACCAGCGGTGTCGCGAGCGGCCTTGGCTTGCGTCAGAACATCAGCGACTGCCTGCGAGAGAGCGGTACCGACATAGATAACCCAATCCGTGAAAGGGCCTGGGTTGCCATAGATCTGGAGCGGCTGTACGACCAGCTGGCCGCTGACCTTGTCCCATGACACCAGTCTGGCGAACGCATAGTCCGTTTGGTTGGCTTCGCGGCAGATCGTCAGATACGGCGAGGGAGCAAACAGCTCGCGCTCGGCCGCATCCGCAATTGCGAACGTCTGGGTCGTGTTGATGTCGAGAGTGATCGAAGAGATGGAGTGAGCGAGTAAGAACCCTTGCTCGGACACCAGAGCGATCTTATCCAGAGCCGGCGCGAGGATGAGGTCGAGACGATTGAGGGCGAGACCTTCAATGTACGACGTCAATCCATCGATGGCGTCGAGTCCATCCTCGTTAAAGGAGACTCGACGATCGATGTCCTCGAAACGCCGGTTCCAATATTCGGGGTCGCCGAGGTTATCCCTCGGCTTCACCCGGTAGTACTGATCATACCGGCGCGCCATGACTTAGACCTCTTCGTAGCTGATGACCGCGTCGCCGAGGTCAGCGATCACGCTGCCCTTGACGATCGTTTCGTGCTGGGGTCGCGCCCAAACATTGGGCGCAACTTCGACCGCGCGAGCCAGCTTCAAGCGATAGCTCTTCTCCGGATCGGGAGCGGGAGCCACCGGAGCGGCTCCTTTCTTGGTGTCTGCCATGACGTGGCTTCCTTACTTGGTGTAGAAGGTCCGCTCGGCGACGTGGTAGGTCACCTGCGGAGAGTTGGTCGTTCCGGTCTGCTCGATCGTGAACTGCGTGGTGGCTGCCGGAAGACTGAACGTGTAGGTCTTCTGATAGCGCTTCGCCGTCGCATCCTTCACCTCGCTGACCGTCGTGACCGGCGCGTACTCAGTCGCGCCAACCCGAACCGACATGCTGTAGGTGTGCGGAGTCGGATCAAACATTTCGAGCAGGTTGACGAAGGTTACGTTGTTCGCAACGTTCGCCAGAGCCGGCACCGTCATCGGGGTCGAGACGTGCTTGAAAGCCGTCTTCGGCCGAGACACGTTCACCCTGGAGCCGGTCAGATGCAGGATCGGCATCATGTCGGTCGTGCCGACGAAGCGAGCCCTGAACTGAGCCAGCGGCGGGGCTACGGCGAGAACGCCGGAGTTGTCGCTGATCATGGGCTGCCACTGGCCGGTGCCGTTCGGGCGCATCTCGAAGATGAGCTGGCACGAACCCGGAACCCACTGCTCTGCCAGGATGTCGAGATCGCGGAAGCCACCGTCGAGATTGATCGGAGCGAACTCGATCGCAACCTGAGACGCAGCGAACTGAGCGCCATAGACCTGGAGCATCATGTCCTTGGTCAGGTCGCCCATGTAGTAGATGCCGTCCGTCGAATAGAAGAACGTGCCATCGAGATAGGACTGGCCCGAGGTCATTCCGATCTGGTGGTTCGCGTTCGAGATGAACACGAAGGCGTATCGCTTGCCCTTCGCAAGGAAGGTCGGTTGGATCGGGGCCACGTTCCAGCCCGTGACGATGTTCTGCTGGGCGTAGGTCGTCTTCAGACAGACCTTATTGAGGTCGGGCTGACCGGCAGTCACTTCGCAGAGCGCGATGTGGATGTCTTCGTTCGCCGCCTTGGCTGCGATGTAGAAGCCGACCTGGGTTGCGATGATGTCGTTCGAGACCAAGAAGGTCTGAGCAACTTGCGCGCCCGTGATCGCGAGGTCGGTCGTGACCTCGTACATGAAGGGCTCTTTCCAGGTGTCGAGCCAGTAGTAGTCGGTGCGAGACCATGCGTAGGGATGGTCCCAAGTCGGACCATTGTTCTGTACCGTGGAGAACTCGGCCGTGGAGAAATCATACAGATTGGTCGCAGGCACCGCATCACCGGGCGTGCCGTAGCTGACGCCGTTGGTGCAGACCGTATAACTGCCGCCGTACCTGATGCGGGTGCGGGACATGTACCCCACCTTCATCGAATGCACCTGGTAACCGTACTGAGCGATACCCAGAGACTCGGTATAGGAGCCCGTCTGGATCTTCAGCACGCTGGTGTATTTCGGCATCAGGTAGCCGCCGACCAGCGCTGCGTTCGGATCGTTCGCCGAGAACAGCGAGATCTCGAACTCATTCTTGTTGGCGTCGTTGAAGCGAATGCCCTCTTCGACCTTTGCGTCGAAGCCAAGCAGCTGCGAGTTGGTCATGTCCGACTTGTTCTGAAGCAGGAAGAAGTCAGAGTCGAAGCCAGATGCGTCGGACGGATAGCGCAGGCTCTCCTTCACGCGCGCCAGATCGAGATGAATGCGCGAGAGGTCTTCCTGGCTGCTCAGACCCTTGACACTGTTGGCAAGGTCCGCAAGGTCGGAAGCCAGTGAGGTGACTCGCGGCTCAATGATGGAGCGGAAGGCTTCCAGCAGATCGGTGCGGATGTCGAGAGCGTCGGTCGAGATGACCGCGTTCTGCTCCAGCATGTCGATCGAGATGATCTGGGTGGTGTCGAGAATGACGTTGGCGATCACGACGTGGGTCGCGGGCACCGCCGGGGGAACCGGATCCGCAGCCTCGGCGCCGGCCGTGAAGACCAGCTGAGCGTCGCGGGAGTAGGTCATGGACACGGCGCGCGGCTCGACCGAGCCGGTATCGACGTCCGTCAGGTAGTCTCGGGTCTCGACGTCCGTCTCCGTTTCCTGACCGAAGGCCGAGACGGTGACGATGCGACGGGCCGCAGCGGCCACGTAGGTGGCGAGAGACTGCGTCAGGACGGCGCGACGAGCATAGACGGCGCCCATGTCGTAAACGCGGCCCTGGCCGATCGTGACTTCGACCTGCCCTGTCTTGGTCACCATCATTCCGGAATATTTCCGGCTGGCGCTCACTGCGTCAGAGACGATGCTATCCATCGCCGTCTGCACGTAGTCCTGCAGGTTGTTGTGGTCGGTCGCGACCTGTTCCTGATAGTCGCGGAAGATTACTTTGCGGTCCATTTCGGGCCTCTCGTTGCGCACGAAAAGCCCACCCTCCCCCGCGGAAGGATGGGCTATGTGCATCGGGTTTGTGATCAGATGACGATGGGATCGCCCGCCCAGCGAGGCAGGCCGGCGATAAACCCAGGCTTGGTGTTGGTGTCGAGCAAGATCTGGTCTGACAGCCTCTTGGCGGAGATGACCGCCTGCCTGTTCTTCAACATCAGTGAACCATCATGCGGCGTCCAGAATCGCGAACGCGGAATGAAGGTGTCATTGACGCGAGCTTTGTACCGGCTCCACTTCTTGGACATCCCGACCTTTAGCTCGGCCGTCTTCGGCTTGATGCCGTATCGGCCAACGCCCATGAACTGGATTGACGGGCGCTTCGCCGGATATTCGACTGAGGCGTCGTAGACCGGGTAGCGCATAAAGACGCGAGTGCCGGCCCGAGACGGGACGAAGTGCTTCTTGAAGTTCACCCTGTTCGAATAGACCGCTACTCCGGTGTCGTGACCGGTTTGCGTGACCAATTCCGCCTGCGCTTGAACCGGCTCCAGCTGAGGGCCGACCGTGCTGCGCCATGGCGCCGTTTGGATCGGCTGGATCGTCACCACCCGCTTGAAAGCGGTGGATGGGACCGGAAACTTCTTCTTTTGCCGCATCGGAGTGTTGCAGAACATCGAGTACGGCAACTTGGCCTTGATGAAGAGCCGGAAGTAGGCTCCGAAGTTCTCGACCTTGGTGTCGGTCTCTGTTCCGTTGACGACCCATCGCGCTCGGCGAGCGGCCCGGCTTTCAGCCCCATTGGGATACGGGAACTTGCCGTTCAGGAAGCGATGGGCGCGTTGACCGCCCATGAACATCCGATAGTCGTCCGTCGAATTTTCGTATTCATGCCAGACCCTCACCTGCGGCAGCTTGGAAAGCCAAGCTTCGCGCTGAGTTTTCGTCAGCGACGGTCCGGAGAAGAGTTTACTCGGCGGCGTTGTCGCTTTCAGCAGCGTGGTGTCCACAAGATTGAGATAGGCCTCAATTCCCTGGAGCGTCCCCTTCAGGCGATGGTGCTTGATGGCGTTAGCTACGACGCTACGGCGCTTGGTGATCGGCCAGTCCGAGTCCCAGAGATCGACCGAGAGAGCCCATGCCAGATAAGGCAGCAGGTTCTCCGGACACTCCCACGGGTTCCAGAGCAGGCGGATCGGAATGTTCAGATCGAGCAGACGGTCGACCTGGGAAGCCAGCGTACGCTCGTACTCGGTAGCGTTCGGCGACAGGATGTGATCCATCTGGCGCGTCGGATACGTCGCCATGTCTTATTCCACCCTGAGCTGGAGCGGCGTGATCGTGGCGCTTTCGATGTAGGCGCACTGATTGGTGTCGACCACGACGTTCTCGGCCGGCGAGATCAGATCGACGGACTGGACGCCCTCTTGGTTGAGGGCAGAAATGAGTGCGGACCGGGTAAGATCTCGGCCGATCAGGGAGACGTTGGCACGCACCTTATTCAGGGCGATACCGATGTCGGCCATGACCAGTGCCGCGTCCGGGCCTGGATACAGCGAGATGTTCGCTACGATCTGTTGCTTGAGCACCTTGACAGGGACGACGCTGATCACGTCGGTGAGCGGCCTGATGCCCTTTGAATTGAGGCGGTCACGGACCTTGAGGATGGTCTCGGTGGTCGGCACCGGGTTGGTGCCGTTCGCCATGACGCAGATCTGGACTCCGCCCTTGTCGTTGAGCTTGACCGCGGTGGCATCCCGAATGATTGCGGGATCGGCAGTCAGGGCCTGGAAGATGTAGGCACCTTCCGAGCCGGCGGTCGTGAAGGCCTCTGGGGCCATCTGCGCGCGGCGACGGAGACTATCGTCCGTCTCGCCAGTGGCGCGATCGACGCCGAAGAAGGCGGCGAGGTTGTCAAGGTCTGCCCCCTTGGAGAAGGCCAGCATGACGGCGCGAGCCGCCGCGTTGACCCGGGCGCGCACCAACATTTCGCCGTAGGCTTCAGCCTCCAGGATGATGTTGGTGGGTGACTGCTCCAGGCTAAGAGCCGCTGCGAGCTTGCTGTTCTTCGAGAGGACCTGATCCTTGTAGACCTGGAGCAGGCTCTCGTATTCGATCGTCTCGATGACGTCCGGGGGCGGCAGCCGCGCGAAGTCGATATACAGCGCGGGCGACGTGTAGTTGGGCATTGTACCCTCGCTAGATTGTTACTTGCGTTCGCTTCAGCGCAGCATCAACCAGGTCGACGCCTTCGATCGTGATGGTGATCTCGCCAGAGGCGTCGAACTCATCGATCGTGACCCGCGTCACCTTGAACTCGGGCTCATAGGTGTTGATCGCGGCGATTGCCGCCATCATGCCGGCCATGAGGACTTCCTGGTTGCCAGGCTTGTCCTGCATGTCGATGAACTTGGACCCCCACCACAGGCGCATCAAACGGCTGCGCAGCCTGGTGGTGAGGATGACGTAGATGCTCTGCTTGATGCGTTCCCAGCCCTGGATCAATTCTCCAGTGAAGCGATCGACGTCGATCAGGTGCTCAGTTGACTGCGTCGCCATCGGCCGGCGTCTCCTCCACAACAACAGCCGTGGAGGGCTTGCGCTTGGCGGGCTTGGCAACGGGGGCGGCAGGCGCCGGGGATGCGATCGTCTGCTCCTCCGTCACGGCGTGCCCCTTGTATTTGGCTTCCTTGGGGAAGAGCCAGATAACGGAGTCCTTCGCGAGAAGGACGCCGTTGTGCCAGAACGGCGCAGCGACCACGTACTTCTTCTTCTTGATCATTGGTCTCTTTCGTTAGGCGATGTTGGCCCAGACCCTCTCAGAAGGTCCGCCCTCAGTCATGACTCTAAGCTGAGCCTGCTCTTTCGGGCCGCTCACGCCGAGGTTCACTCGCGATTGACTGATGTTGACCCAGCGACCGTCGACGCCGACAGCGCACTCGGTGGCGCCCTTCACTTCGACGTAGTCTTGCTGGATCGTGACGCGAGATGCGTCCTTGCCCTGCGTGATGACGATTTCCTCGTCTGTAAGCTGGATGTTGGACTTGTCCTCGCCGAACGTGACGTTCAGCTGGTCCTCAGCCCACTTGACGACGGCCTTCTTGTCCTTGAACTGGATCTTGACCTGGTTCTCGTCCATGAGAATGTCGGCCTTGGCCTTGTCCTCACCGAACCGAATGTGAACCAGCTTCTCGTCCTGCCGGTAGTACGACTTGCTCTTGCCGACCGTCTTGAGGATGAACTCCTTCGTCGACTTGATCTGCGTGACGCCGTCGTCGCCCTCCTCCGGAACGTCCGGAAGCTTTGGGGCGTCTTCCTTACTCTTGCCGCCGAGGCTCTCGGGGATGCCCGCGCCGCCGCCAGCGCCGCCGCCGATCATCTGACCGGCTTGGCTGGTGAGGTTGGCGCCCGTGACCTGCTGCGCGATGCCGGCGATGTTGCCGAGCTGCGCCATGTCGGGCAGTCCTGCGAGCTTCGCCATGCTGCCGAAGTTGGCGAGCTTGGCGATGTCGCCCAGGCCTGAGATGCCGGCGAGGTTGGCGATGTTCGAGATGTCGAGGTTGGCGAGGCTGCCCAGGTCGCCCAGGCTGCCGAGGCTGCCGAGCATGCCGGAGAAATCCATGCCGCTCAGGCCTGCCATCTGGCCGATGTTGGCCATGTCACCGAGTCCGCCGATGTCGCCGAGGCCGCCGATGCCGCCCGACTTCTTCTTGGACTTGATGATGAGGTGATTGGTATCCTTGGTCGAATGCTGCCAGTGCTGCTGATCCTCTTTCTCGTGGATCAGGCCGACAGTTTCGTCCTGCTTGCCGTGCGGAGACGGCGTCTTCGGACCGTAGTGAAACGGCTCAACTGTGGAAAGCTCGGCCTGCCCGCCGACCGATCGCATCAGGGCTTCCTGACCGACCTTCGGAGGCACCGAGAACTTCATGGTGCCGTGAGAGAAGCTCTGCCAGGGCTGCCAGTCGCTCTTGACCGTACCCTCGCCGCCCATCGGATCAGCATTTGACTGCGATCCGCTCGGCGTCTGGTCCTGGCCGTCGTTCATTTTGACGTACCAGCGGTCCTTTTCGTACTTGACCGCAACGACCTTACCGAGGCGCTCCTTGTTCTCGAACTTGCGTTCGAGATCTTGCATCCTGCGCTCGATCGATAGAAGGGCCCGCATTGTTACTCCTCGACGGTAAAGTCCGTCGTTTCGTTGTCCTCGCGACCGGCCGCGTTGTGGACGTAGCCCCGCGTATGCGTGGTCTGCGGCACCTGATTGATGCGCTGCCCACTGACGGGGTCGTAGAAGAAGTCTCGCGCCAGCACCCGGTTGGTGCCGATCGTGAGATCGCTTTCCCACTCCACAACGCCAATCGACACGCCCTCACGTCGGAGGACTGGCTGGCTGATCCTGCGAAACTTGACCATGGTTGCCGGCGCCGCATTCGGGTCGCCGAATTTATTCAGGTTCGCCTTGAGGGCGATGCTCTCGACGTATTCCCAGGCACGGGCGTCGCCGTCGAGGGCGACATGCCGGTTCTCGTCGATGACGACAACGACACAACGGAGGCGCGCGTTCAGCTCGCCAGTCACTTCGTGTTCGCCGGCCGTGCTCATGACGGCCACGCGGGCGGTCGGCGTCTTGACCGTCCAGTCCGCGATGTCGTGCTCGTCGAACAGGCCATCGTACCAGTCGACATCCATGTCGGGGTACATGCCCTTGATCGTGTCGATAATCCGCTGCCGGAAGTCGACGATCTTGCTCATCAGTCGCCTCCATGCGCCAGATAGTCACGGATCATGATGGCGATCCGCCGCTTGTTTTCGTCCGAGAAGCCCATGAATGGCCGCGCCGGGATGGACTTGTCCTTGATCATGCCGCGAGTCCGCTTGACGCCCTCTTGCATGAAGGATGCGTGCTTGGCGTCTGCGATCAGTTCGAAGCCGTCGTTGCTGACGTCGGCGACCTTGATGCTCTTGGACAGATCGCCGTACTCGACCAGGATGTTATCGTTGCCCTTTAGGTTCACCGTGACGTCGCGGAGCGCTTCCCACCGCTCTCCGTCCGGAGAGGTCTTGGTGCGCAGGATGCGGTTCTCGGTGGACCGCTTCATGTATTCCGCGGCCTGGCCATACACTGAGTGCATTTCCAGAACGTCGTGCAGCAGGGTCTCGATGCGCTTGTTCAGTCGCCTGAGATCGTGGCTGTCAATTTCGAGACTTAGGCCGGCCATTAGGCCCTCCCGCAGTCGAACGAGCCTCCTGAGCGCCGCGCGTTCGGGTTGGTCGTCGTGCTGGTGCCGTCACCGTTGTCGGTGGTCTCCGGCGGCAGGCCGAGGCCAACCTTGCCGGTTGAAATCTTTTCGAGGAGCGCCAGAGCGTCCTCATACCGCGTCCGCATTTCCGTCGTGCGGCTGGTGAGGTTCAGTGCCATCTTGTAGACGGCAATGTCGATCGCGCAGGTCTGCACCACGCCGGGCGTGGGGACGACTGGGATCGTGTACATCGCCGACAGATAGGCGTCGCAAATCTCGTCGGCAGACTTGAGCCCCTTCGCAACAACGTCGGGGTCCGGGGTGCCGTCTCGGTCGTAATCGGCCACGCGCACCAAGAGATCGGTGCCGTACAGCTCGTCGATGTCCTCTTTGGTGGCGTAGCCCATTACTGATTACTTCCTCTTGCCCTTCTTGCGGGCCGGCTTCTTGGCGCCGGTCTTCGAGGCGTCGGTGCCGGCTTCGTCAGCCTCAGCATCGCCGTCGTCCTCGTCACCTTCCGACTCGTCGTCGGTCTCGTCGCCCTCGGACTGGTCACCTTCGCCTTCGCCCTCGACGATTTCCGTCTCGGCATCAGCCTGGACTTCGGTCTGCTCGACCTTGGTCTCTTCGGTCACTTCAGCGGGCGGAGAGACCGGCTCGGCCTCGACTGCCGGCGCTGCATCGACATTGCCGTGCAGGTTGGCGAAACGAGCGTTGCGGACGTCTTCCGGCACAATGCGGTGATTGCGGTTCCGGCGATTTGCCGCGGCTTCGCGGATGCGGAAGCCTTTCGTTCCATTCATGTTGGTCTCCAGAGTCACAAAGAGCCCTCCCCGGTTTCCCGAGGAGGGTCTTGTGTTTCAGCTTACGAAGCCAGCTTGTGCTTGAAGGCCACGATGCGGACGATCTTCGGATCGTACACGCGCTGCCAGTTCGTCGCAGTCGCCAGCTCGGCGTTGGACGGCGTCACGCCGGCCTGGGTGCCGCCCAGCCACTTCACGCCGCGGGGATGCATGACCCACTGGCGGCGGTTGACGATGTACTCCTGGCCCATGCCCTTCAGAGCCTGGCGCTCGACTTCCACCGGCACCTTCGGCGACTTCTCGCCGTAGCCGATCGCGCCGGGGCCGAAGATGTAGGTCGTGAACACGCGGTCCACGCCAACACCGGTCACGGGCATGCCGTCGTCGACGATGACGCTCTTGCCGAGGTAGGTCGGGACGGTGAGCTTGCCCTGGCTGTCGGGGACGAAGTCGATCAGGTCAGCCTTGACCATCGCCTTCAGCGTCAGCGAGTGGACGGCCACGGCGTTGAGGCCGCCCTGCTCGTCACCCAGCAAGAACGCCGAGTCGATGAAGGAGTCGGCGTCGAACATCTCGGCGCCACCGGTCAGCGCGGAGATGTCGTTGACGTTCGCAGCCATGGAGGCCGCACCCATCGCACCCGCGAGGGTCGAGAGCAGAGCGGTCTGCATGCGCTTGTTCCACCAGTCGGCGAAACGGTTGGCGATTGCGTCGATCGGGTCAGCGCCCGAAAGGTCGGCGGCCAGGTCGGACGAACCGAAGGCCTTACCGCGCAGAAGCTTCACGGCCACGTCCTGGCCGGTCGTCATGTGACCAACGGTCAGGTCGGTCGTGTCGTCGAGCACCTGCTCCGCGTCGGAGGCGTCGAGGTCGTTGAAGAACGGCATGTTGACCGTCTTGCCTTCGATCTCGGCGTCGATGACGCTCGACAGGTCGGTGATGATGCCCGACGTGAACAGCTC